CATCTTTCAGGACGAGTGCTGCAAGTTTGAGCATCACAGCAATGAAGACAGCCCCGAGGCCCACCCGATGGATCTGGCCGATGAACGTGCGAAAAGCTTTGGTGCCGATGCCTTCCGCTACAAGTCGAGCTCACCGAACATTATCACCCATCCGTTTTGGACTCGGTATGAGGCGGGGTCGCAGACGCACTTCCTAGTGAGCTGCCCGCACTGCCAGCATCGTTTCCCGTTTGAGGATTGGCCTGACAAAACTCATGACGATCGTCATCCTGGCTATGAAAAGGTCGGGCCAGATTATCGGTCGCTGGTGTGGTCTCCTGAGGCCAAGGATTCCCGTGGGCTGTGGATCGAGCAGAAGGTGCGTGAGTCCATCCGCTTCATTTGTCCGGCCTGTGCGTTCCCGATCCCTGAGGACTGCCGCCTGGGGATGCTGGATGATGTGGAGAAGATGGACCTGAATCCCGGCGCGAGTGATCGCAACCGATCCTTCCGCCTGCCCAGCTTTTATTCACCGGCCCTGACCTTTGGCGACATTGCATGGAATCGCATCAAGCCCAGTGACCTGTTTGCCAATCATCAAAATCACGCGAACTCATGGCTGGCGAACTGCTGGAGTGATCTGGCCTACAATGTGAAAGAGGAAACGGTAAAGCAATGCATCAGCCGTGACTACGGGCGCGGGGCTTTGCCGTTCAAGCCGCGGCTGCTCATGATAACGGCTGACCCTGGTGAACGTCTCACGCATTGGGAAGTCACGGCGGTGGATGCAAACGGCGGTCTGTTTGTCATCGACTGGGGCACGCTGCTTTCTTCTCGTGAATTAATCTCGGCTGAGTTCCTGCGGCATCGGCTTTACACTGTGCCAGGCACCGGGGAAAAGATCGTGCCACAAGTCGGTTACATCGACTCAGGTTATTTGACGGAAACCCAGTATGATATTTGTCAGGCATCCGGTGGGTTCTATTGGCCCACCAAAGGTTCCGACGCCAAGCACGGAGCCATCAATGAGACTCGTGCAGCCTCTCGGCCTAACTTGAAACTCTACACGTATTCTGACACGCAGGCCAAGGACGAGCTCTACGGTGCGCGCATCTCACGCCACACCACGCCTGGCTTCCACCTGCCGAGTGATGCCGATGCCGATGTCATCCTTGGCCATGCAGGGCAGATGAAAGACAAGAGCACGAACCTCTGGAAAAAAGTCCCTGCTGACCATTACGGCGACTGCTCAAAGCTCGCCCTCATGGGCTTATGGATTGCACGCACCGTGCCTGGCTTCATGTGAGGTATTGACACCCGGCCACCACGATGGCTGCCGTCTCCATTTCTGATCTTACCAGTGACTACCTTTTCCACGCGAGGATGCTTTATCCTGCGAGTGCGGAGAGTCAAAAGTTATGGCTTAGTGACCAGTATCTGGCTGAGGCTGATGACCGCTCTGGGGCTGAGGTGACCAATCTGTCTTATGTGGGCAGCTCACACGCGGCCCAGTTCCGCGCATCGAATCCTGAGGAACGGCGGAACGCTCTGAGAAAAGCCATCGAAGAAGTCGAGGCCACGATTGCTGGCAGTGTGGCTTCCCAATTTGCCAAGCCGTTTGGTTTCCGCCCTGGTGGTGCCTTTAACATCCTTGGTTAGACCTTCCAATGTTTACGAAAAAACCAACACGCAAATCACCGAAGTCGGTGTCATTGATGACACCGATCACCAATGCTGCCTTGCCTACGAGCAAGGGCAGCTATCGCAGTCTGCCGACTTACCAGCCGTGGAGCTCAAAGCAGCTTGAGCAGCTGTCGAAGTCGCGTGATCAGGTCCAGATCTCCCGTTTTCTCCAGGAGAAGATTCCGGTGCTGGGTTACTGCACTCAGGCCCTGCCGAAAGAAGCCATCGGTAAGGGCATCGGCCTGAAGAGCATTTCCAGCAATCCTGAGTTCAAAGCTGCGGCCACGCGTTACTACAAAGCGTGGGCAGACTCAAGGGCGGTAGACCTTCGCAAGGAAGGGACCTTTTACGAACTGCAGGCACGCTGGCTGTCGGCCATCATTGGCGATGGCGAGGCCTTTGTGCAGAAGGTCAGCGACACCTCACCGGCATCGATGCAGTGGTCACTGGCTGACAAAGCCAAACGCCGCCTGCAGCTGCAAACGCTCCTGCGTGATCAGATGACCTCGATGGGCCTGACACGCAATGAGCAGAAAGATTCCCGCTGGATCGAGGGTCTGCAATACAATGCTCTGGACCAGCTGATCACGCTGCGGGTGATCACCGGCGACAACATCAACAGCGGCATCCCAAAAACGATCGATCTAGCTGCCAGCAATGTCTTTCACCTGAAAGAAAGCATCCGCTTCAATCAATACCACGGCACGCCGTTCATCTTCCGGTCCAATGAGGATCTGCTCGATGTGCTGGATCTCAAAGCGATCCGCAAGCACTCGGCCAAGATCCGCTCGGCTCTGCTTGGTGCCACCACCACGCGTGACGGTAAAGCACCCAACGCCATGCAGGCCGTGATGGCCGCTGAGCGTGAGGGGAACCCCTCGGTGGATACTGGCAAACGCTTTGTCGAGATCGCCGAAGGTGCCGTGATGATTCCGCTGGCTGATGGCGAGACAATGTCATTTTTCCAAGGCGGCGAGGCGATCCCGTTCAAGCAGATCTTGGAGGAGCTGACGCATCCCTTTGTCTTTGGTCTGGGTTATCCTGTCGAGTGGATCTTTGGCATGGGTTCCCTCGGTGGCACGGCCTTCCGTGGGGTGATTGAAAAAGTCCGCCGCGCTCATGAGAACATGCGCGCCATGCTCTACCCGTTCCTTCAATGGACTTGGGAATGGGTCATCGCTGATGCCATGATGCCTGGTGGCGCACTGGCTGCGTTTGCCACGGTGGAAGATTGGTCAGAGATCGACTTTGTCACCGATCCCGATCCGTCGGTGGATCTCGGCCGAAACCATACGGCCGACATGGAGCGGCTGCGCGCCAATGCGGGCACCATGGAAGACTACATCGAAGCGCGCACTGGCGGCAGTGGTGTGGAGGTCCGCAAAGCGCGCATCACCGAGAAGATCGACGATGTGAAATTTGCCATCAGCATCGCCACCGGCCTGCCGATGGATCAGATCACGGTGCCTGCCAGCATCGCCACCTTGCTAGCCATCGATCCGATGCAGCTGCAGGCCATGAGTGGTCTGGCATCGACACTGGCCCCAGAGTCCATCGCCGCCGATCTGGAGCAGATCGATCCACCGAGATCACAGGCTTGATTTTGACATGCCGTCTCCGGCATGTCCAAATGGTTCAACATTACCAACTCCGCCGCAGGTTCCGCTGTCATTGATATTTTTGACGAGATCGGATATTTCGGCATTAGTGCCAAAGATTTTGTGAATCAGCTACGCCTGACCACGGGCCTGACGAGTCTGACCCTCAACATCGACAGCCCTGGTGGTTCAGTCGATGACGGCCTGACCATCTATGATGCGATCAAGGCTTTGGGCGTGCCGGTCACGTCCAATGTCACCGGCACCGCTGCCAGCATGGCTAGCGTGATCATGCTGGCAGCTGATAAAATCACCATCGCTGAAAATGGCCGCGTGATGATTCACCGCGTCTCCGGTGGTGTGGTGGGGAATCCTGATGACGTGGCGGCTGCGGCCGCTGTGATGAAGCAGTTTGAGGATCGCATCATTGAAATCTACATGGCCCGCACGGGCAAAGATGAGACGACCATCCGCGACCTGATGAAGGCTGAGATCGGCACGTGGTTCTTTGGTCAGGAGGCCGTGGATGCAGGCTTTGCGGATGAGGTCACGCCTGGTGTGCAGGCCAAGGCCTTTCAGCCGAACTGGATGAAGAATTTCACGATGCTGCCTGTGGCTTTGTTTGACATGCCAACAAACGCGAAGCCCACCGCTCACTCTCCTAAAAACATGAAAGCCCTCCTTGCCCTCGCCTCCCTCGTCGGCCTCTCGCTCAACGGCGACGAGACCGAAGACCAACTCTGTGCCGCCATCGCGGCCCACAAGCCGACTCCACCGAAAATGGAGCTGAATGTGGAAGACCCTGAAACCAAGGCCCATTTCCAGAAGCTCGTCGATGAAGCCACTGCCAGCCTGAAAACTGAAGTGACCAATCTCACCGCCCTCATCAAGAACGGTGCCGCTGGTGCTGCTGGTGCCGGTGCTCCAGTCACTGCTGGTGCTCCAGCTCCTGAGGCTCCCACCATGAGCCGCAAGGCCTTCAACGCACTCTCCCATGCTGAGCGCAATGCCTTCATGGCCACGAATGGAAAACTTTCCAACGACTAATCCTCAAACAGCAACACCCCACACTCCTCTAGAAAACTACTATTATGGCTAACGACATCTCCCTCACAGGTCTCACTGAAATCCTTTATGCAGCCCGCGACATCGTCGCACGCGAGCCGAGTGGCTTCGCCCAGGGCGTCATCGTCAACGGCGGCTCTGAAGGCGTCTCTGCTGGCGGCACCGTCACATCCCTGCGCACCACAGAGCCAACGCTTGAAACGAGCTACACTCCAGCCATGACGCCTCCTGACGCGGCTGACATCACCACCATCGCTGACACGCTCTCTCTGAGTCTGTATGCAGGCGTGAGCATCCCGCTCAAAGGTGAGCAGTTCGCCCAGCTGGCCGCCACCGTCGGTGCTGAGCTTGCCCTCCAGCAGCTCTACAAGCAAGGCATCCGCAAGATGATCAACCAGATGGAAAGCTCCATCGGCACTGCCGCCTATCAGGGTGCATCCCGCGCCACTGGCACCGCTGGCACCACGCCGTTTGGCAGCAACTTCAATTCCATCAATGAGCTCCGCCAGATCCTTGAGGACAACGGCTGCACCCTTGATGACGGTGAGCTCTCACTCATCATCAACAGCGTCGCTGGCACCAATCTGCGCAACCTCAGCCAATTGACCAAGGTCAATGAAGCTGGTGGTGACGCTATGCTCCGCCGTGGTGAATTGCTGAACGTCTCCGGCTTCAGCATCCGCACCTCTGCAGGTGTGCAGAGCCACACCAAGGGTGCTGGCACTGGCTACTTGATCAATGGTGCTGAGGCCATCGGCCAGACCTCTCTGACCTTTGATACCGGCACGGTGAACAGCACCGGCATCAAAGCTGGTGACATCATCACTCACGCCTCCGACACCACGAACAAATACGTGGTGAAGACTGGCAGCACCGCCACCTCCGGTGACATCGTGATCAACTACCCTGGTCTGCGCATCGCTGCGGCTGACAATGCGGCGATCACGGTGGGCAACAGCTACACGGCCAACGTGGGCTTCCACAAGTCCGCCATCGAGCTTGCCATGCGCCCACCCGCACAGCCACCCGGCGGTGACGTCGGTGAGGAGATCGCGGTGCTGGTCGATGAAAAGACTGGCCTGTCCTTCTCTGCCCGCCTCTACAAAGGCTACGGCATGAACCAGATCAAGCTCATGGCATTCTACGGCGTCAAATGCTGGAAGCCTGAGTTCATCGCCACGCTGCTCGGTTAATCTCTCTCCTGAGTGTCTTCAGGTTTGTTGAAAACATAGGTGCCGCCCTTTTGGTTTGGGGCGGCATCTTCTTTTTTGACACTGCTCTGACGGTATGATGGCCACCGTCAAAGAAGAATCTCACCCCGATGAAACGCTCAACGGCATCCGCCGCTTTGTGATCGAGGAGGGTGACCGCCAAATCATCGTGCAGCTGCGCCAGATGGCCCGTGAATCCTGTGACGGTGAGATCCACCCAGTGGATGGATTCAGCCACAGCAATCAGGTGGTGAATAACCAGCAGCTGATCTACGCACTCAATCAACTTTCCGCCGCTGCGACGACCAGCCCCCGCCTCCAAAGCTTATGAGCCTCAAAGCCATTCAAGCTGCGATGGCCTTGCAGCAAAAAATCAAAGAAACCTGCTATTCTGGCAGCTTCCGCTGGGCTGGCATTACCTATCCAGCGGCGATCACTCGGGGGTCTGCCTCGCAGGTGGCTATGGCAGACGGGTCTGGCTTTCGCCTGGTGCAGACGCTGACGATCTCGGTGAAGAAAACTTGGTTAACCACTGCCCCACCTGATGGCGGTATCCTGACGATCAATGCTCAGTCCTGGCGCGTGGATGGCGTGGATGGCTACGACTCGGGCGATCTCAACTGGCGCATCACGGCCACGCAGTTTTCTCAAAGCTCATGATCATCACGGCCAAAATTGACGCCTCACGGCTGCTGAAAGTTTTGGCACAGTTTCCCTCTCAAACGGCGGCTGAGCAAAACAAGCTGCTCAATGACAATGTGCGGCTGCTGATTAGCTCCTCGGGCAATGTGCCAGGGCTGGTGCAGATCATTCCGCCGCATTCTCAGGGTGTGAGTGGCACGGCTGCCAAGAAGCAGGGTGAGGGCGCGGTGATGCGTGATCTGAGCCGCGTGTATGCTAACCCGGGCACGGTGTATGCTGCGATGAAGTCGATAGGGGCTGACGGGCCTGCTGCAGCTTATTGGGCGGCGTGGAAGGTGAAGGATGTCTCTAAGATGCAACGCATCGCCGATTCTGTGCCGAGTCTGCCGTCTCAATTCAAAAGGCATCGCAGCTTTGATGGCGGCTCTGAGCATGGCAAACGTCGAGGCCGGAATGGCCGCGTGAATGGCATTAAGCCTTCCTTTGTGGTGACTGATCCGGCTGCGCTAAAAGCGTATCGACGCCGCAAGATGAAGAACGTGGGTATGCTGGCCTCTGCGGTGCCTTCGGCTTACAGCGGCCGCTTCGGTGCGCTGCGTGGTGTGCCTGCCTGGGTGAAGCGTCACAGTGCCCCAGGTGGCTATGTGCGTGACCAAAAAACCAGTGCGGGACGAGTGGTGAAGATCGGCATCACTAGCCGGGCGATCTCTGACATGCAGCGGCGGTTTAATTACGTGCTGAAGTATCGCGTGGCAGCCATTCAGCGGCAGCTGCCTTTCCTTGCCCGTAGTTTAGAAAAAAAACTGGCTGCTGGTTTAACCTGATTTTCTTATGCCTCCGAATACTGAATCCCTCATCCCTCAATTGCTGGCCAATTACGTGCATTCACGGCGCGCTGATCTGAGTCTGCCTTCCTCCACGCTGCTGCCGTTTGTGGTGGGTCCGACGACAGCTGAGGCCACCTATCCACGGGTCATCTTCCTGACCTCAACGGTGGAGATGATGCACCCGAAACGCTTCAAGCTAACGATCCTGGTGGAGTTACAAAATCACGAGAAAAGTGATCCGGTGCAGGAGAATACATGGACGGCCGGCATCCGCTACATTCTAGCAGATGTGCAGGCATTTAGCACGTATCTGCGCGGGCTGACTTTGGCCCAGCGCACTGGCTGGAACATGATCGGCTATCGGCTGGGTGAGAGTGATCTGAGCCTGATCACGGACTCAGCCACACGCACGCGCAGCACGGACGTGATCGTCACGGTGCGCTCAGATGAGCTGGCTCCAGATTGACATCTTGGGAATTCTGTATGCGCAAACTTACCCTTCTTCTGCTGTCCGCTTTTGCCGTCGTTTCCCACGCGGCTGACCTCACCATCACCGCTGCCAATGTGGTGCCCTCCAACAATGCCGTGGTGCGCTATGCCACCGCTGGTGCCACCATCGCCGCAGGTCAGCTGATCTATCTGGATGCAGCTGATGTGGATGTGAATAACTTTGGCAAGGCCAAGCTTTCTGATGCCAATGGAGCTGTGGCTTTGCGGGTGGTCGAAGGCATCGCGGTGAACTCGGCTTCCTCCGGTCAGCGCATCTCTTACGTTTCTCATGATCCGGCCTTGGTGATCGCGGCTTCCGGTCTGACGACGAACATGGTGCTGATCAGCTCGGGCACTGCTGGTGGCATCGCCCCAGTGGCTGATCTGACCACGGGCTGGTTCCTGCACGCGGTGGCCGTGGTGAAGAACGCCACGACCGTTTATTTCCGCGCGCCTGGTCTGGTTTCTAGTGCTGCTAACTAAACGCTCATCTTTGACCTCCATGAATTTCACCGGCCGCTGTAAATCCATCACGACTCACGACACCACGCCAGTCTCTGGCAGTGTGCGCCTGCAGGCTGATTCGGGCCAATACATCGACGTGGCTGTGCGCTCGGCTGACTGGCTGGCCACCTTTGTGGTAGGTAAAGATTACACCGTCACGATCACTGAAGTCTAAAACATCCCCACTCATCCCTCACTCCTCTTATGCCTGCTCCCACTCCTCTCATCATTCACGGTTCGGCTGACTCTCTCAACGACTTGCTCGATGAGGAAAACCTCGACGTTGAAGATTTTAAAATCAAATTCAGCCGCCAGACACGTGACCGCACGAACCGCTTTGGTAACCTGCGCCGCCGCGAGTATTTTAATCCGATGACGGCCATCAGCTTCACGGCTTTCGTGGTGACGGCTGCAGGCCTCGCGGCTCAGCATCCCGGCACACGTGTGATCTCTCTGGCTAATTTTGCTGTGGAGAAACGCGGCTTTGATCCAGCTGTCGGCACCATGATGCTCGATGACGCTGAGGACAGCTACACGCTCACGGAAGATCTGAAGACTTCGATGAATATCACGCACGCACCGTTTGTGGTGACTGCGTAAAACTCCCGCTTAGACATCATGAAGAACACTGCCGCACCGGCTTACACACGCACCACCAGCGTGGAGCTGGCTGCGGCTTTGTCCGTTATAGGGGTGCAGGTGAAGCCTGATCTCAGTGAGGACCGCGTGAGTGGTAAACGCTGGGAAAGCCTGCTGGTGAGTCTAGACACGCTGCCAGATCCGCAGGGCGAGCAATTGCCCAGCCATCAGACGAAGCTGGTGATGTCTATGGTGCAGACTGGGCAACTGCAAGATGCCGATCCGCATCATCCGGTGCTGGATGCTCTGCGAGCCTGTAAGGCGGCAGATACGCTCATCGAGTGGACTCGTAAGGCAGAGCCGCACCGCCAAATGAAAGTCAAGGGCGCACAGCGATGGCTGCTGGCTGATGGCCAGTTACCACCCAGCATGAGCAGCATGCCGGGTCTGCTGGGCACGCGTGACATTAAGCTAGCGGCTTCTCTCCTTGTCCTGGGCTTTCAGCTGCTGCGGCTGGAGGGCTCCGCGCCTGAGGTGCTCTTTGTCTTTGGGCAGGCTTTATTTCTCCCAGCTGAATCTCCGCAGATCCTGCGCACGGCTTACCGAAACGGCAGCTTGGCGGCGGAATCCCCTGAGCATCCGCTGCTGTGGATGATGCAGGCTCTAAGTAATCGTGAGGCCATCCGTGACATGCTGCGGAGCCGTCAGCCGCTGATTCTGATCCGCGCACCTAATACAGGCCGCGCGAGCCTAGTCTCCAGCAATGCCAAAGGTAAGACGATGGACCGCGTGAAACGCCACCTGCAAATCCCATGAACACCGAAGAAATCCCCCTGCACCCCTGCGACTCCATCGAGGTCGAAGAAGCTGCCCATCTCAACCTTGAGTCGAACGGCTTTAGCGTGCCTGCCTCTGCGCCGATCATGATGGATGATGATGATGAATCTGATGCCTCCAGTAAAAAAACGAATTTAGATGCTGATTTTGGAGCCTTGCCCTTTTTCTGGAAGGGACGTGAGCTGGCTCCGTTTGCCATCGATCGTGAAGGAGATTGGAATCGGCACCGTGAAGCCTTGGAGGATGGGCCTTTGAAAGATCTGATCCGCCATCCGTTTGCTTTGTTACCGGACGCCCTGCGGGTGATTTGGTTCTGTGCTCATGAGCCTCGGGAATGGCTGTCTATGCCAGGCATGATCCAAGACAGTGAAGGCAACTGGAAGCGACTGACTCCAAAAGAAAAAGCTCTGAATCTTGAGGAAACCATCCGCGCCTGGTCTCGGGAGAATATTGATAATTCTGAGCAAGCCCTGGTGGTGAGCTTATTTTACGACATCTACCAGCGCGCCCAATCCACCCGCGCCACGTCACGGCCAAACGCTCAGCACGATGCCTCACGCGAAAAAAAATAGCTCGGCCCTGCCTGAGTGCCACCTACGTGTCACTTGTGTCCAGGGCCTGTCCTTCTCTCACCAATGAAGACTTCATCCGTTATCACTTACCGCAAGAACGCGGCTGGGCCTACATCCATGAGTATCTCCTATCACAAGGCGGCGACATGCGCTGGCCGCAGAGTCAAGACAACGCCGAAGGCCGCTGGTGGCAAAGAATCCTCAAAAGTTTGAAATCATGATCACATCAGAAGCCTTTTACATTTTAGAGGCCTTTGGCTTTGAGTTTGTTGGCCCTGATAAAAAGCAGCGGGAAAACTGGGTTTATCTGGCAAAGACTGCCACGCAGGATGTGGTGATCTCACTGCCGGAAAATGCCTGCACGGAGGAGCTGCTGGAGGCCATCGTGGCTACGGGCCGTGCGCAGAATCGTGAGAAGGTGCGGGAAGCGCATCAGCGGTGGCTTGAGACTTTCAAAGGCTGAGACGGCTGAATCGTGTCAATGACACGGGCCATTATGTATGGCTGCAGAAATTCAATTAGGCTGGAACAATGGTAAGCTCGAATCAGGAGCTAAAGGTGCAGCTTCGATTGTCGATAGAGCTTCAAAAGACATGCAGTCTGCTCTTGGCAAGATTGGCTCTATTCCTACGCCTGCATGGATTTCTGGCGGCTTAACTGGTGCCGCTGCGGCGGTGACGGTGGGAGCCATTAAGAATCTGGCCGATGAATATGACAACCTTTATGACCGCGCTCAGCAACTCAATGAAAGCCCGGAAAGCTTGCAGCGTATCGGTCTGCAAGCCAAACTGACCGGCAGTGATTTGGAGACGGTTTTTAAGGCTCTTCAAAAAATGAATCTGGAGATCCGTAAGGGTGCGGACAGTGATGGGAATCAAGCTTTGAAAGTTTTGGGCATTGATGCGGCTGCGTTTGTGCGTCTGTCTCCAGAACGCCAACTGGCTGAACTGGCTGAAGGCTTCCAAAACGCTCAGAAGAATGGCCAGGGATTCACGGAGGTCTTTGACCTGATGGGCAAGAAATTTGGTGATCTTTTGCCACTGCTAAGGACTAGCAAAGAGACGCTGCAGGAAATCGCCGAAGCTCCAGTCATCAGTGAGGAGCAGCTCATCAGCATTGCTGAGGCTAATGACGTCATCGACATCGCCACGAAAGCCCTGAAAGATTTTGGAGCGGCGACTATTTCAGGCACGATCCGCGATGTGAAAAGCCTGATCGGTGCTTTCACTTATGGGCCTGAATATGGCACCTACACTGAACGTGTGGCAAAGCTGCAAGCTGCTATCGCGGGTGCTGCTAAAGAACAAGCTGACGCTAATGAAGTCAGCCGTGATGCGCAGCGTGAGGCCGATGCGCTCAATGCTGAATACGAGCAACTGGCCGCTGAATGTGAAGCTTATGAGGAAGCTCAGGCAGACGCTAACAAAGAAATCAAAAAGGGCGGCGAAGAAGCCACTAAAGCCAATGAGGCTTTAACAAAGCTGCAAGCCACGCTGAAGGGTGAACAGACCCGAACACTGGATCTGCAGTTAATCGACCTTGAGAAGCTAGAGCTTGCCAAAGCTGATCTGGCTGACATCGAGCGGCAACTGGCGGCCGTGAAAGGCCAGAAGGGTGGCGAGTCGCTGACGGCTCAGCTGGGTATCGAAAGAGAAAAGAAGAAGCAAAGCATCCTGACTTTAGAAGAACGCATCAGGGATGCTGAAGCCCAAACAGCTGAGCAAAGCCAAAAACTGACGTCTGAAAAAACCAAGCAGGAATCTCAACAGATCAGGAATCTGGCTTTGTTTGATTTGGAGCTGGATATTCTGGAGGCACAGGCCCGAGGTCAAGACCGCAAGGCTGAGAAGCTACAGCGTGAAGCTGACATCATCGAGACCACAGCGCGCTTGGTGAATGATCTAGGCCTGAGCTATGAAGAGGCGAACCGCAAAGCTGAGCAGCTGGTGAATGCTAAAGCTAAGACTGAAAAGCAGCGTGGCGGTAAAGATGACAATAACCGCAGCACAATCCAAGGCTATTCCCAAGATCAAGGCGGAATGAATGATGCGCGTGATCGTGCTCAGAAACGAACGAACACATCTCGTCAAATGTATGATGAGTCTATCAACAAACATTTCGGCAATTTCAGCCTGATGGATAGCAAGATCAGATCTTCTTTAGATGAGAATTTTGGCGGTCGTAATATGCCAGATCCAAGCACTACCCGAGGCCTGCCAGCCGGTGGCCGGACGCCTGCGGCGGAGACGGCTAAGGATGGCGGCATGACTGAGCTGACCTCGGCCTTTGACGCTTTCGCTACTAAGACAACAGAAATTTTTGAACGTGCCCTGACCTAGTATGCCTTTACCTCCCCAAGTGATTTCTTTCGGTGCTCTGGAAGAGCAGATCGGTGGCCTGCGCTGGCGGGTGCGGCCGAATGATTTCGACTCCTGCTTTTACTCTGTGGATTCCACCAATGAAGCCTTTGTGAGCCCAGGCGCATCCATGCCGGGCTACCCGATCATGAAGGCTGTGGATGTGGCGGCCAATCAATTGGGTGATGTGTGGGTCTTTGATGCGGAATACAAGGGCTTCAAGACTGCATCAGAAACGTGGCGGCTGTTTCAGCAGTCTGAGAACACGCCGAGTGAGGGCTTTGACTCGATCAGCCTGTCCATCGCCACGCGCACGCCTGACGATCCGATCTTTGCCCGTGGTGAGCTTTCCCCTTTAGCTGGGGCGCATTCGCAGATGTATATCATGGATGTGGCGAAGGAGCCGACGGAGATCGCAGGCTACACGCTGCTGGCTTTGCAGCTGCGCGGCCAGATCGGTAGTAAACCCTACACGCGCCGCGTGAATGCAGCAGCACAGACGTTTTCGCCATCCGTCAATTGGGCCATGGCTAATCAGACGAATGCGCTGGGTGAGACGGTTTATGGCTGGCCCTCCGAAGGCTCACAGCCTGCTGAATTAAGCATCCCGAAGCTGGTGGTGAGTGATTCATTTGTGACGATCACAGAGCCGCCGTTTGGCGGTATTCCGGGCAATGCGATTCCGGCGGATGCGCCAGATTTTACCGAGTTCACTTTCTGGACGACGGGCGGCTACCGCTACCACTGGCCGCATGGCTGGCGTCGGGCCTCGATCAATTCGGAGCAGCTGCCAGGTAAGCAGGTCTGGTTTGTCACCATCACCTATGAGGCGCAGCAGAAGATCCTCCCTGAATGATCCAGAAGCGGCCAGTCTATCGCCTAAGAGCTGAGCGTGGCATCGCTACGCTGCGCATGATGCGTGACTTTGCTGCGTGGTTAGGGCCGAGGCTGAGCGCGCCTTTCGACATTCATTTTGCTGGTGAGCGCGGCCGCTCCGAAAACACGTCTAACCTCACGAGTGTGGATCATCATTTAGCCGGTGGCAGTGGCGGTCCTGCGGGTCCGCCTGGAGATCCGGGGCCGCCAGGCAGTGATGGCCCACCGGGAAGTGCGGGAACTCCAGGCACACCAGGCGCAGCGGGCACACCAGGCACACCCGCACCACCTGTGGGCCCGAAGGGTAGAAAAGGCCCCAAAGGCAGCAAGGGTGGCGTGGGTGAGCGCGGAGATGCGGGGCCAGCCGGTGAGCGCGGAGATCGCGGAGATCCGGGGCCTGTGGGAAATTCTATTCCGGGCGCACCGGGGCCTGCGGGGCCGCCGGGCAGTATTTATTATGAGGGTGAACCGGGACCCCCTGGGGCACCGGGGCCAAACGGTTCACCGGGACCTGCAGGGCCACCGGGGCCACCCGGCACGCCTGGCACAGCTGCGCCTCCAGGTGGCCTAGGCCCGCCAGGTAGTCCTGGGCCTCCCGGCCCTGACGGGGCTGATGGTGACCCTACCAAGACAGCTATCTTAAACACGCCGCTGGGCATCTTTGGCATGGCGGCCGTGGAGATGCCTGAGGCGCGCTTCCGTGAGCAGATCAAGGTGGTGCTAAGAAAGCGCACGATGATGCATGTCATCGATGCGCGCTTTCTTGGCAGCATCGAGCCTGAGTCTCTGCGCATCGTCTCCATCATCAGCACCAGCCCGGTGACCTTGCAGCTGAAGGGCTGGCGTCTGCACGTTTCTGCTCAGTGCCCTGCCGTGGCCACCATCGTGGTCTCAGGCGTGCGCCGTGGTTTTTTAGACGCGCGTTTCCCCACTTTTACCACTGACCAAATGCAGGCCAATGCCGACTTTTACCGGAGGGCTCACCGCTGATGGAAGCCCGTCGAAAACCGCTCAAATATCGCCTGCCGCCGAAAGGGGTGCTGAAGGTGGAGTCACTCAATGACTTCGTGATGTTCATGGGCAAAGCTTTGAATTTCAATGTGCATTTTGATGGGGCAACATCTCAGGTGCGCGCTGATGGCAGCATCTACATCAAGGGCGCAGGTGGCGAGGGTGGCCCCGGGCCAAAGGGACCTGACGGGCCAAGCGGCCCAACCGGGCCACCGGGCTCAGCCGGTAGCAATGGCATGCCTGGAGCCCCCGGCGGCAATGGGGCCAGCCCAGTGGCCCCCATCGGCCCAGACGGTGATCCCGGTGAGATGGGAGATCAGGGGCCCAAGGGGCCAGCAGAAACTGAACCGGGGCCCAAAGGCCCCAAGGGAGATCCCGGTCCGCCTGGTGATGACCTAGCGGGACCAGCCGGACCACCCGGAGAAATAGGTGAGCCAAACACAACCCCTGGACCAGACGGGCCACCCGGCCCACCCGGCCCACCGGGCACGCCTGCCTTTGAACCCGGCAGCCCCGGAGATCCTGGAGATCCCGGCACAGATGGTTTTAGCAGTAACGGTCTGCCGGGTGATCCCGGCCCACCCGGCACGCCTGGAGAAGCGGGTGATAAATTTGCCATCGTCACGATCCCTGACGGGCGGCACGTGGGCCTGCATGCCACAGAGGCCTCACGGCCGTGGTTTCTAGATGAGATCACCTTTCGTGTCCCTTTCTGGCGCAGTGTGGTCACCCTGCCCATCGATGCGCTTTTTATCGGCAGCATCGAGCCTTCTAGCCTCTGCGTCATTCAGACCAGCGCATCGGCCATCGGTGCCCAGATCATCGGTGACAGCCTGCGCATCACGGCCAGCCCATTCCGCCTCTCCAGCATCACCGGCGTGATCACAGTGGCAGGGCTGCGGCGTGGCTTTAGTGACTGGCATTTCAAAAGCTTCACGGCTGATCAGCTAGCCCGTAACAACGCCTTTTATTCCGCCGCTTATGGTTAGCCAAAAAACAACCTATCGCTTCAAACGCAGCACTGGCTTTGCTTACGTCTCGGACTTTCGGGACTTTGTCAGCTTTGTGCTCGCACGGCTGCAGCAGTCCATCGCCAGCCCGAATGTGATCAAAATCACTGAGAGGCATGATGGCTTTCATGTCTACTTTGATCCCGCTGCAGCCACCACCGGACCTGAAGGCCCTGCGGGACCCACAGGGCCAACTGGCGGTGCGGGGCCTGCGGGAAGTGCAGGCACACCGGGAGCCCCCGGAATCCCCGGCATCCCCGGCACCGCCGGTGGCAGTCCTGGGCCACCTGGTGATCAGGGGGATAAAGGTGACCCAGGGGATGCAGGTGATCCCGGCTCACTGACGCCTGGCAATAAAGGAGCCCTCGGGCCACCCGGCCCACCTCAAACGGTCGCAGGTCCTACTGGTCCGCCTGGACCTGTGGGGCCTCCGGCTGGTCCTAGCACCACACCGGGCCCGCCTGGGCCTCCCGGACCGCCTGGAAATCCTGGCATAGAGGCAGAGGCAGGCCCTAAAGGGCCACGCGGGACTGATTACGGCATCTCCTTTGGCCTGCCTGGTTATGCAGGTAGTCCCGGCCCTCCCGGCCTGCCTGGTTCCAAGCTCGCCATCGTGCAGTCCTGTGATCAGATCGTCGGCCTGCATGTGCTGGAGGCTCCCGAGTTTCGCTTCATGGAGATCCTGCCTTTTTCATCTGCTGGTGATCTGGCCTTAGATCCCCGTTTACTCGCTGCCTGTGAGCCTGACAGCCTCACCGTCATCGGCCTGGTCACAGCACGGCCAGCCGCCACGCGTGCCATCCTGCACCATGACCGCGTGCAGGTCATCTGCCCGCGCGGTATGACAGGCACCGTAACTTTATCAGGCATTGCTAAAGGTCACGCATCACGGCGATTCCCTGAATTCACCGCAAACCAACAAAACCAAAACGCCGCCTTCTGGGCGTCTGCCCTCATCGCCTCATGACTCGTAATCACTGGTATCACAGCCCAGCCTTTCTGACCCCGAAAGAATGCACCATGCTCATCAAGCATGCCGTGAAACACTACCCGGCCAAGCCAGCCGTCGTCGGCCATGGCGGTCAAAGCCGTGTCGATGCCACCCTGCGCCGCTCCACCGTGCGCTGGCTGCGCTACGATGATCTGGATCTCTTCTGGTTCTTCCGCCGCATCGAGGGCGAGATCCTCCGCGCCAATGCCACCTTTGGCTATGATCTCCAGCACAGCAGCACCGAGTGGCAGCT